CGAAAAATGGAAAAAGAATATCTTGCTCCGCGTTCTTGGTTGCGCCGACCAGACCCAAATGTTCCGTTTCAATTTCTCATGAGCTTCACTCTGGACGATTTAATGATGTTCGGTAGAGCTTTTTGGTACGTTTCCAGTCGTTATGCCGACGGCCTGCCTGCGACTATGACGAGGTTGCCTGCCGGCAGCGTGACCACGACTGATCAGTCAGGTCCCGTCTGGTTTGCCCCGTCTTCACAGGTGTATTTTCAAGGCGGAGAAATTGACCCAGCAAACTTGATTCAATTCTTGTCACCAGCGCAAGGTTTGATTTATTCATCGCAAAGCGCTATTGAAACCGCGCTCAAACTTGAAGCAGCGCGCAATCGCAATGCGAGCTCATCAATTCCAGCGGGCGTCTTGAAACAAACTGGTGGTGAACCGTTAAGCGCGCAAGAACTTGCTGATCTTGCATCGGCGTTTAATGCGGCGCGCGCAACTAATCAGACCGCCGCGCTAAATGAGTATTTGTCTTACACAGAAACCAATTCAACACCTGACAAAATGCTGTTGATTGAAGCATCTCAATACCAAAGTCTTGAGATGTCCAGAATCGCATCCGTCCCCCCTTACCTCGTCGGTGTAGCGACTGGCGCGTACTCATACCAATCCTCACAGCAGGCTCGAGCAGACCTTTATTTGTTTGGCGTGAAATTGTATGCAGACGCAATTGCTGGCGCGCTATCAATGGACAATGTTCTCCCACGCGGTACCTACTGCGAATTTGACGCAAGTGATTATCTCGAGGAGAACTTTATGGCCGATCGCATGGACGATGAAGAAACAGTTATAGAAGAAAACACACAAGAGGAGATCGCATCATGATCAAACTAATTGCAGGAGATTTTACGCTTGACGCCGCTAAAGGCGACGCGCCACGACGCACCATCTCAGGAACCGCAGTTCCCTACAACGTGCCGGCAACAGTTTCGGATGGAACCCAAGTGATCTTTCGTCCAGGCTCATTGCCAGTCGAGGGCAAAGCACCACGCCTGTTCATGTACCACGACGCTTCAATGCCAGTTGGCGTTGTCACCGAGCGCGTAGACACAGAACAAGGAATGATGTTCAGCGCCAAAATCAGCGCCACAGCTCTTGGAAACGACGCGCTAGTCATGGCCCAAGACGGCACCATTGACCAAGTATCTGTGGGCGTAAACCCAACTAAGTTCTCATACGACGAAGCAGGAACCATGATCATTGAAGCCGCTCAATGGACAGAGTTGTCGCTCGTTCCAATTGGCGCTTTTGGCGACATGGCAAACATTGCCAGCGTCGCTGCGAGTATCCACCAAGAGCCCGAAGAAGTAGTGTTAAATGAAGAAGTAGTCCCAGAACAGGAGATAGAACCCATGTCAGAAGTAACCGCACCAGCAGTTGAGGCAACAATCCCAACCGCACCAATTTTCGCACAAGCAAAGCGCGAGTTCGTACTGCCAACCGCAGGCGAGTTCATGGCCGCTTACCACATCGGTGGCGACACGTTCAAGAACATGAACGCTGCAGTTGCTGATTACACCGCATCAAAGCGCACCGCATTGCAAGCAGCTGCAGGTGACGTGCTTACGACTGACACACCTGGTCTTTTGCCAGTTCCAGTACTTGGGCCATTGGTTCAAGACCTGAACTTCTTGCGTCCAGTAGTCGAGGCTGTAGGCGCTCGCGCTTACCCAGACAACGGTCAGCAAAAGACTTTTACACGTCCAACCATTACCACGCACACCAGCGTTGCAACACAGTCAACCGAATTGTCTGCAGTATCTGCAACAACAATGGTCATTGCGGCGAACTCGGTTACCAAAACTACGCTGGCGGGCCAGGTGACCCTCTCCGCACAAGACATCTCGTTCACGAGTCCCGAAGCAATGTCGCTGATTTTGAATGACCTCATGGGCGAATACATGATTGCATCGGACAACCTTGCTGCAGACAACTTGCTCACCGCAGCAAACTCGTCTGGCGTATGGGACGGAACAGTTGCCGACTTGCTCAAGTCCGTTTATGACGCTGCAAACGACATCTCAAGCGGCCGCAACTGGTTGCCTACCCACATGTTTGTGTCAGTTGACGTCTGGGCGCAATTGGGCCAACTCGCAGACACAACGGGCCGTCAAATTTTCCCGTTGATTGCAAACGGTCTGTCCGGTTACAACGCTGCAGGTTCGCAAAGTGCAACCTCATGGAACGGCAACCCACTCGGCTTGCAGTTGGTAGTTGACAGCAACTTTGCTGCAAAGACCATGATCATCACCCGCGTCGGTCAAGGTGCAGGCGATGCTTACGAGTTCTACGAATCAATTCGTGGATTGCAGTCATTTGAAAATCCTGCAGTTTTGGGACGCAACATGTCATTCCACGGCTTCGTGTCAACGTTTGCTGCAATCCCAGGAATGATTCGCAAGATCACCCAGGCCTAGTCGAGAGCGGAGCTACCGCTCATGGCTACTTACACAGTTACTAATAAGTATCTGATTGACAACTTTGCCGTACTGCAACTCCTGACCCCATCGGAGATTGCAGTCGGCAGTTCAATCACCGTCGCTGGAGTTGACGCAACCTTTAATGGCTCGTATTCCGTTAGGGCGCTTCCCCAGTATTTGTTTTTGGGCATTGATACGCAAGGCGACTTGCTTTACGATTATCAAGTTCCGATTGCTGATCAGGTGCTTTACGCCAAGACCGCAAGCGATGTCGAGCGTGTTGCAGCGTCTGGGACTGTTGCCAATGACCCTGTTTGCACATGGGTGACGGCCGCGCAGGTTATGTCTTACCTTGGTATCACGATCACAAACCCGTCTGACGATTACACGTTGCTCACGCAATCCGTGTCGGCTGGCAACCAGTTCTGTTATCGCAGGCGTCAGGAATCGGGCTATATCGACTCGCTGACGACCTCACCAGGCGGTGACGCAACTTTAGGTGCTTTGATGTATTGCGCGGCCTTGTGGCGCTCCCGTGGCTCAATAGAGGCAACTTACGCCACGTTTGACGGCATGGGTTCGGCACCACAGCAAAGCCTGACCCCGATCGTCAAGCAGCTGCTTGGCATCCCACGTCCAGCGGTTGCCTGATGTCGTACACCGACCTATTCAACGAAGCGATTGATGACGTCACCGCAACGCTGACCGCGGTTTCTGGACTGCGCGTTGTAAACGACCCAACCAAACTTGCACCAAATTGTGTGTACCTTGACGCGCCAAACTTCACCACGTTTGCTGGCAACGGCAACATTGTGCGCCTCGAGTTCCCAATCAAGGTTATTGGCTCTGGCCCTGCGGGTCTGCCGGTGCTCCGCTCGATCTTGAGCATTGCTGCAACCGTGCTCGGCTCGTCAATCATTGTCATGGCTGGCCGTCCGTCAAGCATTGAAATCGGTGGCGCGTTGTACCCGTGCTACGACTTAGATTGCGCGATTGAAGCCCAATCGGTGTAATCCACTATGACCGCATATAAATCATCTACTATCAGTAAAGAACTAAAGGAGTAATCATGCCAGCATCAACTTACCTCTCTAACCCAACAGTCAAAGTCGGCGCCGCTATCGGCTCAATCGTCGACATTACCGACGATGTCGTTAGCGCATCCTTGGTTGTAACCGCCGAGGCCCTGGAAGATACCAGTTTTGGCCAGACATCCCGCACCATGACGGCGGGGTTGTTCAGTAACAGCTTGACCCTGACGGTTTTCGCATCATACGCATCAAGTCAGTCTTATGCGGTTTTGTCACCATTGTTGGGCACCAAGTGCACCGTCAAAGTAAACCCAACCAGCGCTGCAGACGGCGCAACAAACCCTGGCTTTATTTTGACCGACACCTACCTTGCATCAATTCCTGTTATCAATGCGTCTTTGGGCGAGTTGTCGCAATGGGATATTGAGTTTCAGGGTGGCGTGTACAGCGTAGATACAACCGCATAATCAACGGCTCCAAGCCGACATAGGAGACACATGAAGATCAAGTTGCAGTTAAAGCGCACCCCTGACAGCGCGCCCGAGTATTACTACACAAACTTGTTTGTGGTTACGGAATGGGAACGCCTCGAGCGTCGCAACATTCAGCAGCTCTCGGCAAATCCGTTGTATTCGGATTACGCCTGTTGGATGCACACAATCTTAAAAATTAAAGGCGAGCAAGTTGGCGACAACTGGCGCGAATGGTTAAGCAAAAACCCTGACATCGACATTCTGCCGGTACTGGACGAGACAGACCCAAACCCTACGGACGCGGCACCTACCGCCGC